TACCATAAAAGCAATCTTCGATTGCTTTTAGCTATATGGAACCAATTAGAAATAATTGGTTTTGTACCATAAAAGCAATCTTCGATTGCTTTTAGCTATATGGAACCAATTAGAAATAATTGGTTTTATACATTATTGATCCAACAACGATTATTAATAATATGATCAAGAAAAACCATAAATTTTTAGTATCTTTCTCGATCTTATCTGCTGGATAATCTGGTAATTCTGGTTCAGGAGGAAGAACAATAATTGGTTGCTTTTGCTGTGGTGGTCTTCTCATCTTTACATCTCTTCCATTCATATCCTCTGTTTTAACAAAATGAGTTCTAGCAGGTGGCATAAAAGCTCCAACAGGTTTCATTCCAGGCATTACCATCTCTGGACCATCTGATTTAAACTTATTAGCATTTAAATTATTATTGAGAAGCTTATTGTTAAAACTATAGCTATCAGTATTTTCTCCCCAGTAATCTGGTCCAAAATTTACATTTCCCCAATCTTGACTATCTTTTCCAACACTTGGATTGAAAGTATTGCTTCCAAAATTTCTATTTGTCATCCCTTGTATAGCGGAACCATCGCTTTTCCATTGGTAATTTGTATTGCCGAATGTAGGTGGATCGGTTGGCATAGGGACAACAGGAGCTTGATAATTGGAATTTTCATTACTTTCATTTTCCAATTTTGTATTGCTAGAAAAATGTTCTAAATCACATGCACTTCCTAAAGAGAATATAGTCATACTAATAATTATTTAGATTTTGTTTTACAAAATTAATTTGCATTACCATAATACCATTTTGTTTTTCGAAATTTCAAAAATATTTTACTCTTATTACCATAATTTTACTTTTTATACTTTTAATTACCATAAAACTTAAAAAGTGACCATCATCTTTTTTTTTTATTTTTTTCCATTACCATAAAAAATTACCATGGCATAGTAGTGAACAATATGGTCCTTACGAAGCATGTTCTCGATATTATAAAAAAAATTAAAAAAATGACCATGAAATACCATTTTTGATAGAAATTTTTTCAAGTTATAAATATCGGGTTTTTTGAGTTAGAAATTTTTTTAAGTTTTTGTAAATTTTATTTTCATTGATTTCAAAATTTTTTTATAAAATTTTTCTAAAATTTATAAAAAATTAATTTTTGTGGTAATCCATCAATAACATTTTCACTTTTTTATAAAAAATATAAAAATTTGTTTGTTAATTAATGATAGCAACTAAAAAAAACATACTTAAAAAAAGATTTTTTATTGATAAAAAATCATCTCATTACCATAAATTTTTTTTGTAAAAAATATTTTTCATATGGAATATTTTTTAAAGAGCACGTTTTCGAATCTCACTTTTTCAATATCGAATTTCAGGGGTTTCAGAGAAATTACCACGGTTCAAAAAAAATAAATTGTGGTTGGGATATGGGGTCTAAAAAAATCCATTTTTTCAAAAATCTTGAAAATTCCTAAAAAATCCTTCTTAACCCCATTTTTGGTCAAAATAGGTCCCGGATATGTCCAGGTTTTTCAAAAATCGACATGACGTGGTACTGAATGGTAATCGAACCTCCATGAAACGTGAACTCGATATCGTAATCTGATTACCATCAAACATGGGTTTTTTACTCACGATGGTTCACATATTGGGCAAAAAAAAGGGTAATATCGAGGAGTTATGGTCAAAAGTAGTTTTTTAATTTAAGATTTTATTTACCATTTATGGTAATGAATTAGTCAATATCACTATGAAAAATATGGTACTATTTTTATGGTATTATAAGTGCACCATACTTAAAAATATTTCTAATGTATTCATCAATTTTATTACCATATCGTGGTACTTTAATACCAATCATTTTTGATATATTTTTTTACATTATGGTATAAATCTGGTAGTCTAGAAATTTTTTTTAGTAAGGGGGTAGAATACCATAGTTTTTTTCATTACCATTTTTTTGACATTTTTTTTAGAAAAATTAAAAAAAATAAATTCTTATATCATCCAGTACCAAGCGTTTTTTAAAAATATTTATTTTTGGAATGGTACTAAACCCTCGATATGACCTTGATTACCTTGTATTACCACTCATTAAAAATCACGATTTTCACAATTGGTATGTAGTACCGTCTTCGTGGTAATACTTAAAATCCTATTTTTTTGTAATTACCATAATTCACTCATTTATGGTGAACCTTTAAAAATAGATTGAAAACTTCAGTACACCATAAATTGATTTATTACCATCATGGTCATCCTCGAAGCAAACAACTTTTTTTCACTTTTATGGTATTAAAATGGTGTTTCATTACCAAGCACTTTTTTTTCAAAAAGGTCATTTTATTATCATGTAGTACCACACATTTTTCATTTTCTTGATAGCTTCTCATTACCATGACAAAATGTGCACTCGTTAAGAATTATAGAAGTGATCATTGACTTAGTACCAGGGATTACCATAGCCTTGTTTTTTTTTGAAAGTAAAATAGGTTTTTAATGGTAATAGAATGGTAATGCCTTACCAGTACACAGAAGCTAAAAACCTTAAAAAGTACACCATCTCTTACCATATTTATTTTTATTTTTAATAGCTTCTTTCATTACGGAAAGAAAAAGTTATAACAATAATAAGAATATTTATTATAAATTGAGTAATTTACTATTTTTAAACAATAATATGTTATACCATAAAATATAAAATATGGTAATTAAGTAAACTAACTTTTAAAAAAAATGGTAAACCCTAATACCACATTCGATGGTTCTAAACAAAAAACTACAAATCATCCTTTCTTATTAAAATTTTGGTTCACAATAAATGTTATTAATAATAATATATTAATTCGATTTAGTAAGATATAAATCTTTAAAATAATAAATATGAAAAAATAGAAATTTTTTAGTCAAGGAAACATTTTTTTTTTCGCCAGGGGTTCTATAAAATCGAAAAAAAAAATTTTCAATTTTATAACTACCCTTAGCTATTTTTTTTTTTTGCCGCGAGGGTCTTTTTTTTGTCGAAAATCGAATGGTAAGGAAATAAGAAAGTTAAAAATAGAAACTAGTAATACCATTTATGGTAATGGTGTACTCAAAAAAAGGATATTACCATGAGTGCACTTAAAATATTTTCTATCATTGTAAAAAAATATTACTCAATAAATATTTTTTACGAAAATATTGTAAATCATTTTTTTCAAGATTAGTAAAATTTTAATATCGAAAAATCGTCAAAAAAAAGGCTTAAACGCTCGTTATGGAATCCCTTGGTATTGGTTTGGTAATGATCTAAGTTCACAAAACTTTTTTTTAAGTACACCATATGGTAAGTGCACTCTCTTTTTACAATGCGAATTATCCTTTCCGTTGAAAAAACCCATTTCCCATCCAACTTAAATTTCATTACTATTTTTTTTACTTAAAAAAATATACTACCAAAAACGAGTTTTTTTAACGAAAAATCGCGTTTTTAATGATTTTTCGTCCGTTATAAAAAAAATACCCTAGGGATATTACCATTACTTACCACAAAATGCTCGAAATAGATGTTTTTAACTTTTTTTTGTTTACCACTCTCGTGCATCGTAAGCCGACATGGTAATTTTACAGTGTTTTCCGAGTGTTCACTTTTTAGGGGTCATCCAAAATATCGAGGTCAACATATGGGCGTTTTTTTGAATGAACCGTCGTGGATACCCCTACAAAGGAAAATTTTAAAAAATCGACTCCCGAAAGTTAACAGGATTATGGTATAGTCAATTTTTTTAAGTAATTTTAATTACCATCGATTACCATGCACTTTTCAAATTGAGTTGCTCAATTTTCACATCCCATCGTATTTCATGGTAATGAAATGCCTCTGTGAATGGATGATTTTTATACGACTAAAAAAACTAGTTTTTCTTAAATTGCATCATGCATAAAAATGTTGTAAGATTTTTAACTTTTTTATAAATAAAATATTTTTTTAAAAGAAAAAAACTTGAAAAAAAACGCCCGAAACGTCTTTAAAATACAACTATTACCATTTATTACCATGCCAGAAAAGTTAGAAAATATCGATTTTTTTAAGGTAATGTTTTTATTAGCATGAGGTTTTTGCTCATCAATAACTATCAATAAAAAATCGAATTTTAAAAAAGTAGTGTACAAAGAAAAAAATTATCTGATGAAAAAAAAATCAATAGTAAAACTGCAAAAAATATTTTTTTCATTTCAAAAAAATGTTGTTAAAAAAAGTCGATATTGAAAAACACATAAAAATTGCTCGTAGTAATTTTTTTAAGTACTTTGGCTCATTTTACTCAAAAAATTACACAAAATATTCCAGAAAAATCCATTTTCATTCCAAAATGAGTAAGTACGAAAAGTCGTAAAAATATTTTTTTGAATAAAAATCCATTTCACAACAAAATATCGTAAATAAAATCGAAAATTTTCTTAAAATTATTATTACCATAAACCAACGAGCACAATCATAATATGATTTTATGGTAATAAAATATAAATAAAGAGCAAAAATGAGCATTTTGGTAATGGAATGCATTCCAGGAGCATTATTTAGAGCAATTAGTTTTTTTAAAGATAATTAAAAAATTTGAAATAATAATAAATATGCAAAAATTTCAATGTCAAAGATGTGGAAAAGTATTTGATCGAAAATTTAATTATGATAGACATATAAATGATACCAAAAAACCTTGCATCACTGTACCATTACACTATGTTGTTGATCCTCCAATCATCTTTAAACTAGAGCCAGAAGACTTACCATCAAATAAAAAATATAAAAAGCCAGAAGTATATAATCCAATTCATGATTGTGAGTATTGTTCAAAGAAATATTCAACAAAATTTAATTTAAATAAACATTTGAAAAAATGCCCACTGGCTAGTAAGAATAATGAGATCTCGCGGCAAAAAGAGGACTTGTATAAGGAGCGAATATCTCATCTTGAAGCTCAAATACTTGAATTGACAAAAAAAATAGGAAATACTTATAGTTATCAATTCAATCAACATCTTGACCAAAGTGTTCACCAGCAAAATATTCAAATTAATTCTTATGGTAATGAAAATCTAAAATATATTACTCCAAGTGAAGTTGAGAAATTAATTAGCCAACCATCGACTTGCTTACCACAATTTATAAAATTGGTGCATTACAACGAAGAACACCCGGAGAATCATAATGTAGTAATCCATGAAATAAAAGAAAATGTAATTAAAACATTGAAAGATAAAAATAACTGGCATCATTCAGGATTTGAAGAATTTGTTGAAAGATTTGCAATTGAAAAATACGACCAATTATGTGACCTTTATAACTCAGATGAAGTAAATGTAGACGAAGTAATAAGAGAGAAATTTGATAAATGGGCGGATCAATTTGATTATGTTGAATCAAATACTCGAAAGAAAGCAGAAGAAGATGCCAAGCTAGCAATTATATTGGGAAGCAAATGGATTCGTGATAAAAAAATAACGAAACGTGGTCTTAAAAGAATATTAGATGGTGAAATGCTATTAAATGAACAAGACATGAATGAAGTAGAAATGATAAAGAAAAGTGTTGGATGGGGGCAGCCTACCATCAAAAATAAAATAAAGAATATAAAAAATTAATCATTTTTTGAGCTATGCATACACCATTGTGCAATACCCTGTAAGAGTGAATCCGCTAAATCATCTTTCTTAGGATGAGATGTAAAATATTTTTTCCAATCTTCCATATCTTTTAATATTTCCGTAACAATCGCTATGGAATCATTTTTCCTTTTCTTATAAGCTTGATACTCACTTAAATTTAACATTGGTGTCTCACTAGATTCTTCTCCCATTGTTTCTTCTACACTTTCCACAACTTCACTCATATCATTTTCGACCTCTTTTTTCTTCTTATCTTTTTTATTTACTTTTTCAACTGGTTGGGTAAAATTTGGATTATTTTTTTTGACTAATTCCTCAACTATTGCAGTTGGATTAAGCTTTTTAGTAGCGGAGAACAATGAAATGCGATCTAAATTTTCTATAACACCATTTTTACCACTCATAAAAAAGAAACTATAAATAAACATCTGTATTGATTTCATTCGAGGATTTTTCAACGCAGGTTGATTCTCAATAACTACTTCATTTATATGCTCAATACCCAATCCACCTAATCCATCATATAATTTATTATACAATTTTGTATCATCCTCTCTCATGTAATCCGCAATTTTAATTAAATGTTCACTCGTGTCCTTAGAAAACGATTTTGCACACTTATTACAAAAACCTGCTATTTTTACATTTTCAATAGAAATTTTATTTACGACATTTCCTGCTGTTTCTGGAGTGATTATTTTAGAAAAAAATTTTCTACTCTTTTCTCCACACCTACACCTTAGATCTCTCAACTCATAAGGAAAATATTCAAATCCGATTTTTTCAGGATTTTGATTTATATTATTAAAACCAGTTTTTAATGATGTATAATAATCCTTTTCATAATTTTTTGAATGCATCCTGCATAATTCAATTCTTTTTCCATCTTTAATAACCCAACAATTGGAAGCCTTTCCACAAACATTTCCTTTTTTCTCCATTCCTTGACATTTCTTTTCATTTTGCTCAGGAACCCAAAGATCAGACTTTAAATTTAATAAACCCCAATTTTGTATGTTTTCAAATTTTTTGGTTTCTTTATTAAAATTTATTATGCAATAAGCTAAATTTTTTATTCCAACATCGAATGAAATTATGCGATAAAAGTTATCCATTATTAATTTTTATAAAATAAAATCTTTAAGCTTACGAAAATTAGAAAACCACTTAAAGATAATTTTATTAATAATTTTAAAAATGGTTAAGGATACTTCTCTTTATGATATACTCGAAATCTCCCCAGATGCGAGTGACAGTGATATAGTTAAAGCCTATAAAAAGATGGCTTTTAAATATCTTCCAGGAGGAGATGATAGTTCTAATGAAGAGTCATTTAAGAAGATATCAGATGCCTGTTACGTATTATCAAATTTGGAGAGAAGACAAGATTATGACGAAAATGGTATTTATGAAATAGACGATTACAATCCAGTTGACTTTTTTATGAGCATTGGAGCAAAGGAATTTAGTTCAGGTATGTTACCAAATATTTCAAACATCCAATCAAATCAATTAAAGGCACCACCACTAAGAATCCCCGTTTCTCTTTCTCTTGAAGAATCATTTTTTGGAGCTAAGAAAAAAGTTGTTTTCAAAAGAATGATTGGAGATTCTACTGTAGATTATGGTAGTGAACCACCCCCTCCTGATAAATTGGTTCCTCAAAATGACGAACTTGAAATAGATATTCCTAAGGGATCTGCACCTGGTTCCACGATTGTTTTTCAAGATAAAGGACATGATATTCCAAACGTTGGAAAGAGCGATCTAATATGTGTTTTAGTTGATGAAGATGAATATAATTTTAATATCAAGGATCAATTAGAAAAGAAGGGTGTTCTTGATGGCACTGAATTGGAAGAATTGGAAGATGAAGATGATGAACAAGATAATGATGATGATGATGATGACGATGAAGATGACGAACAAGATGAAGATGACGAACAAGATGAAGATGACGAACAAGATGATGATGAAGATGAAGACGACGAACAAGATGATGACGAAGATGAGGAAAAAGACGACGATGATGAACAAGATGATGACGAAGATGAAGATTTGGAAGAAGAAGATGATTATGTTGATGATGAAGATTCAATGTCGTCGGTTTCATCCGTAGAAGAGGATGGTAAATATAAATTTACAAGAGGAGAAAATAATGAATTAGATCTAACTTTAAAAATTAATTTGAAGGAACTTTACTGTGGTGTTGAAAGAAGTGTTAAATATTTTGGTGGGAAAAATATAAATATTGGACATTATGATAAGATTGATCCTGATCAACTCTATTGTATTCCTGGTTTAGGAATTAATGGTGCAGATATGAATGTCCGTTTTCATTTGAAAATGCCAAGAAAAATTCCTGATGAACATAAACAAGAATTCATAGCTGTTATGGATAAGATTTGCAAGAATCGTAACACAACAGATTTCTCGAAATTGGAATCGAACGATATAAAATCACTCATTTTGAAGGATCAAGAATTAGATGATGATGATTATGATGACGAAGATAACAACAATTATGGAAATCAAGTTCAATGCCCACACCAATAAAATAATTTCTTAATATTATTAATGAATCAATTATTGAAAAATTCATTAGTAATTTTATTTTTTTTAGTTTTGTTAGCATTAATGCTAAAAGAATCTCAAAAAGAATACTTTAATGATTTCAAAGTATCAAAAATAGGAAAAATTAGTGAAATATTTCCTAAAAAATCAAAAGGAATAAAATCAAAATACCCTGTTGATAGGGGACCACCTACTCCTATTGCTAAAGATAAAATAGAAGATATTCAATTAATTGATCCAGATATTATTGATTATTTGAATCGTTAATCTTCACAATCATCTCTAAAGAAATTATTGTTGTTCATTGAATTCGCAATTAATGCCTCGAAAATTTTAGATAACTCTCCACCGCCATTTTGATTATTCTCATTCTCATTCTCATCATCTTCTCCAAAAGGATGATAATCTACTTCATAAACACGAACCTTTTTCCTATTAGCTCCTCCATCTTTGTCATCACCCATAACGGAAAGAAGTTTTATTGGACTTCTACTATTAATCTCCAATACACCAATTTCACTTTGATTTTTCAAATATTCTCCAATAGAATCGCATATCTTAATTTTTTTTAAGTAAGCTTCTATTTTCTTTCCCCTACAAGAAAAAACAATAGAATCACCTTCATTTAATTTACTAAAAAATTTCTTCTCATCTATCATACCACTTGCATTCTTATTCTTTTTTATTCTATTAAAAGTTATTTCATCCAATTCAGCAAAAATAGTTTTTCCCATATTTGTATAGTAATAAAATAAATATCTTTTAAGTTAATTTATTTTTAATGACATATATTCTTCCAATGTATTCTTCTTATGTATAAGTGGTTTTTCTCTCTTTAATCTTAAATCACTCATAGATGATCTACTGTCATTACAACTAAATCTACTCTCACTATTTAGGATTTGTGCCTTTTGACGATGCACATTAACATAATGAGCAATCTCTGCTTGTGGATACATACAAGAAAGTGGTGGGTATAAAATACTGTATTGACTATCGAGAATATAAAAATTCTCACGGAATTTTTCAATTGGCAATGGTCCTCCAAATTTTTTCAATAAATTTCTATCCTCTGCAAGCTTTATTTTGATTGAATGCATTTTCTTATCGATTTCGCTTACTTCATTATTTTTTAATTTTTCATTTTCAACTTCACTAGTAATCATACTGGCTAATAAGCACAATAAGGAATAATACTCCCATTTTTTGAAATTATATCTCATATCAAAACCGGAAAAAATATATGCAGCAGCACAATTGAATGAACAAAAAATATCCCTGCAATAAAATTTCCCTCTAAAATATCTAACTGGAATTCCAATTGGAACAGTTTGAAATTTCTCAGTACAATAGAAACAACAACTATCCGTGCTTAAATCCCATTCCTTTTTATTATTATCCGATAACATCAATTTCAAGATTTTTGCCTTCTTTAATACGCGAAAGTACTCCTTATTGTCCTCCTCAAATCCAACATCTCTAAAAAAAACTTCATCATTTGTACATTTCAAATTCGTCTCATTTTTTTCCTCAAATTTAATATTCATCTTATCTTGACTCTTCGATTCATCCTCTATCTCATTCAGTTCACTTAATTTTTCCTGTAATTTATCACTTATAAGTGCGTAACCACTTATCATTGAATTCATTGGCTCATAAGGTAAGGGTTCGCATAAATTTGGATCATATTTAAGAATTCCATTTGTCTCAATCTTAATATCGTTCTCATTTATCGTATCTTGTACGTCATTTTCCATTGGTAAATGAAGAATAATATTGTCTTCTTCAACCTCATTGGATACTTCTTTGTAGTTGCTTATAATAGTGTAAGTTTTATCTTTGGGTCTTCTACCTCTCTTCTTAGGAACTAGCTGCTTACTAGAATCAACATCGCTCTCAACTTTGCTCTTTGGTTTTCTTCCTCTTTTTTTCTTCTCAATCGAATCTACGTCAATCTCTGATTCGCTTGAATTATTTGTTTCTTCTACCTCTTCTTCCTTCTTTTCAACAGTAAATGATTTTACTTCCATCTTAGGAGGTTCCTCCTTTTTAGGTTGAGTAGTTGGTTTAGAAGATGTCTTCTTTGTTGGCATTATTTTATTACTTTTATATAAAATCTCTTTAAGTTCTTTTGTTTTTTTTTTTTTTTTCAAAAAATTGAAAGTAAAAAAGCTTAAAACTTTTTAACAAATATATTTAGGAATGAAATCCGGCAATATTACCCTACTCATTGGTCCCTGTTATGCAGGAAAAACCACAGAGCTTATACGTCAAATTAACCGCCACAAAGTTATGCAAAAAAAAGTTTGCTTAGTTTTACCCCTCGATAAGAAAGAAAATATACAAAAATTTTCTTTTCTTAAAGGGCAGGTACTCCTAACAAGCTTACTTGTTGATGTTTTGACGAATCCTGTTTTCGAACAAGCGGATATTATTGCCATTGATGATCTTCATTTTTTTAAAGATTCATTGAAAGTTATTCCTATTATGGCAGATAAGTTTAATAAAAAAGTTATATGTGCTGGATTAGATAATGATTGTCAAAGAAATTTATATACTAATACGGTTGAATTAGTACCAAAAGCGGAATATGTTCAAAAATTAACTGCATTTTGTGCGAAAGAAATTAATAGTACCCCTGCGATTTTTTCTATAGAAAAAGATGGTGATTATATACCTGTATCAAGAAAAGCATTTTTAGGAAGAGATGCTGGATACTTACACATAATAACTGGTCCAATGTTTTCAGGTAAAACTACTGAATTGATAAGAATTGCTAAAAAATATCAATCTATTAAAAAGAAAATACTTGCAGTTAATTACAGTAAGGATACTAGATATGATAGTGAGGCTAATATTTTTTCACACGATAAGCAAAAATTCGAGTCCAATCTTGCACTAGATAGTCTTAATATTTTAATAGATAATCCTGCTGTTCTAGAAAGTGATGTTATTCTAATTGATGAAATACAATTTTTTAGAGATTGTTTCCCGGTTATTCAAAAACTCATAGAGGACTATAATAAAATTGTAATTATATCAGGATTGGACGGGGACTACCTCCAACAACCTTTTGGGGATATTTGTAAATTAATAGCTTTCGCAGATAAATTATCAAGATTAAATGCTATTTGTAAATTAAGCTCTGATTACCCAGATGCGTCTTTCACGAGAAGAATAGCAAATTCCGATAAAGTTGAATTCATTGGCTCAGATGATTCTTACATAGCTGTAAGCCGTTTCATGTATAATCTTCCAATTGAAGAATTTCTTCTTAGATTGGGAAAAGAAGAATCATTAGAATGAACTAATTATAAACCTCAACACAATTTTCAATGATCTCATTATCATCGTACTGGAAACTATTATAAAGAACACCTTTTTTATAAATGTATTCTCCACTAATTTCTCTCTCTCTATTTTGGTATATCAAATTGAACTCAAGATTGGGATATTCTTTCGAGATATCACTAATCCATTCACAAGGAGGTTCTTCGCTTGTCATAAAAACATAGTAAATTTGTTCCATTTTTTCTTCGAATAAATCTTTGTCCCAATCCAAAATTTCAATATTTTCGTAATTATTTAAATTAATTATTTTGTTTTCATCATAGTTATCGTTGAAAAATTTCTTAAGTTCTTCCCAAGAACCATAAATATCCAAATTGTTATGACAGTTGAAAGACATCCTTCTATATTTCATAACTTATTGAATTTTTTTAAATTCAAAAAATTCCAATTTAAAACTTTCTCGTCATCAATAAGAGATTCAAATGACCAATAAAAATGTTCAATTAACCATCGATTTTATGTTAAATAAATGTGATAATTATTTTTGTATGAAATGGAATCAAAGAGATGAACCAGAGGAATTCCCTTATTTCTCCAATTCTAAAATAGAAAATAGTAATTTCTCATATGGATTTTCCAATAAATTGACGCATATTCCTATCTTGTTATCAGGAAATATAAAAATAAGAAAAAAAGATAAATTATTAGTAGAACTTCCTCAAACATCCAATCCTCCAGATTATAAAAATATTAATTTTTTGAAATCCCATCTTCAAAAATGTATTAGATTGAAAGAGACTTCATTAGCTATCCAAACTGCAAAACATTTAATTGAATTGGATCCAATCCAATTTTTACGCCGTCTTTCCATTATTTTTGTAGAAGATGTTCAAATTACTCATCATTATTCCACCCTAATTTGGTTAATGATAGCAATCAGTAGTAATAAAATGACTCTTCAATTAAATCATATAGAATGGTTATTAGGATTGGTATATATTGCCTGCACTTGTGAATATAAAGAAGATTATCCCATTCCTAAAGCATTGGATATTCTTCCTAATGATAAGATAGCTAAACAAGTTTCCCTAAATGCTTCTGCATTGGACAAAAATCATTATGCAATTATCCAATCACTCATTATTCGTTCAGCTTTTGGAGGATTAACAGGAGATGCAAAGATGTTAGTTAATGCAGCATATGTTTGGACTCAAAGATTCCAATCAAGCGATGAAAAATGGAAAGAATATTATTATACTCCAATGAGAACTATATCTTCATCCGTCTTACATCTTGAAAAAAATGATTGGATTCTCTCTGCAATAGATTATCATTGTTTCCCGAAAATGATAGATTGGATTATGGAAGCAGATGATTCTCTAAGTGAAGAAGATTTGAAATATTTAATATGGCATTTTAGCTCAAAAATAAACAAGAGAACTTATTATGATGAAAAAGAAGAGATTGTTCTTAGCAATGAGAGAAAAGAACAATGGGAAGAAATAAAAAAACAAGTTTATTCTATTGCTAAATATGCATTAAAAAAATATGCTTGATTTAATTTACAATTTCACGAAAGTTACCTTTGTTCTATACTTTGGATTTTTTATATTTTCTCTTTTCACCAAAAATTGATAAACGTGATTCTCCCTTGTCTTATTCTTCCTTTGCACAGACACTTTAATTTTTTTCTTAGAAAAATTAGGAATAGTATTTACCATCTTTGTATATCCCTCTTGAACAGCTTCTAATAAATTATTAGCCTTAATACAAAATGAAACATTTTTGTAAAAAACATTATATTCTTGTTTTTTTTTAGAACCACCTGGAACAACATATTGACCTATTTTGGGACGAGTATAGGTTGGTTCTTCCTTAACATAATCATTAACTTTTGAACTTCCATCTAAAATATTATTTATGGCGTCTTCATTTGCGCCTTGTCTTTGTTTTGCTGCATATGCTGGTTCATTTGGTGCAACTTGTGGTTCTGAATCTTTTAAATTAGACATTACTATATTATTCAAGATAATTTTTGAAGACTTCCATCATATTTTTATCATATTTTGCTACGATGTTTCTATGATTGACTTTTATATTCTTATTGGAGTAGTTTAATTCGATTGGATTTTGTAGAATGATAATCGTTCCAATGTAGGGATAAACTTTTTTACTATCCAAATCTTGTATATAAAAAACAAGGTATTTTGTACCACCTAAATTATCATAAAAATTCATTTTCTTCGCTAATTTATTAAAAACTTTATTTGCTACATTTGCTGGAGTGGATCCAGTATAAACTCCACTATTTGTTCCTTTTTGAGGGAAATCTAAGATAGTAAATTTTCTTTTTCCTTCTTTTTCTTTTTCCTTTTCCATTATAAAATATAAAATAAAATTTATAATGAATTCTTTGTTAATATTTACATATATTTGCGTCCTCCCTTTTTATCACCTGGATGCTCAGACCCAAGAGACTTAATTACATTATTATATCTTTTAACTACTTCCTTTACCTTTCCAGTTCTCTTGTCCTTTAATTTTAGAACAATTGGCTTGCTTAATTTAACGCGTTTTCCTTCATAATGATAAATCTTTTTGTCAGATCCACGTGTTGTCTCTTGAATGGAAAAGGAGAATTTACACTCCTCTTTCTTCTTGGCTTTTTGGCAAAGCTCAGAGAAAGCAGTTGATGCCTTGTCCTTCGGACCACGACGTTGAGGTTTTCCTGATTTAGTCTTCATAGGAAGTTCGTAACGACCACCGTCATCGATAGATTTACCATTTACGATAACTACCTTAAAATAACGAGAATCCTCTGACTCTACTTTGGCACCCCCATTTTGATTTTGATTTTGTTTTCTATTCTTACGATTTGCATTTTTGTTATTAAGCTTTTGAAGTAAAACCTCGAGTTTATTAAGTTCTTTCTGAAAACTGTTATTGTTCGGCATTATATATATGTTTTATTAGATTTTTTTTTTATATTTTTTAATAAATGTTTTTTTGTCATCTAAATCTTTTAAAGTTAAAATAAATGTTTTATTTTCAACATCTAAATTGTTTTTACGAAAATATTTGTTAGCTTTTTCTTCCAATTGTTTAAATCCACCTTTTTTATCTTTCGCATTTAAACTAAATTTTACTAATTCTTTTAATCCACCTCCAGCCTGAGAATCTCCAAATATTCTATCACTTATAACTCCACGCAACAATAATGTGGGATCCATATCTCTATTATCTCCTTCTAAAACTACATTACCTTGGGATATTTTATACATTGAATATGGATAATATTTAGATGTCCAACCTTTCATAGCCTGTTTATTAGTTGTTGCAATCGCATCCATAAAATATATAATAAATTAAAATTTATTCTTCTTAAAGAAACACAATTCGTGGTCAACTAAACCCATTTTATCCATTCTTATAACATCTATTAATTTGAAATAGTTACCAATAATTTTCTCCATTATCTTTCCCTTAGCAGGTATTACCAAATTATGCTTATAATGTCTCTTCTTTTCTATTTCATTATTTTTGCCTCTTATAGCAAATATCTCATTATATTGACAAATAGTATTTCCCTTTACTTCCCACCAACCATCGTGTGTGAAATTAGGAAATTGAGTTATACTATGCTTCCTCTTACTAGGATCATATCTTACAAAGCTCATATTTCTAGGAGTTGGATCTAACTTATCTCTATCATAAACATGAATTATCAAATATCCTCCTGGCTTTAGCCAAAAATAGAAATTGCTTAAAATAGTATCCCAGTCGTTCATTGTATTATGATAAAGAGTATCCTTCAAGCAAATAATGAAGCTAAAAGTTTCTGCCTTAAATAGATTTTCGTTTCTCATATCTCCCAGTGTGATATGTCCTAAGGGATTTCTCAATTTAAATATTTCCTCCATTGATTTACTTCTATCTAATCCCATTACCTTGTAATCCGTCGCTGTACTTAAATATTGATAATGTTTTCCAGTTCCTGATCCACACTCTAAGACATAATTAGTTGGGCTCTTCTTTTTCTTTGGTACCTCGTGTTCATTCATAAAATTTATAATCTTTTTCACCTCTTCTAGATATACGTTGGACTCATTAAAAACTTGATCATAAAGTTTACAGTATAATTTATCTATTCTATCTTCTTTTGAGTCCAGTGGATTTTCGAAATTTTCATTTTCATCATATAATAATTGGTAATCTTTTATTATCTCTCTAAATTTTGGTAGAAATAATGCCACTACTAGTAAAGCTATAAAAATTGTTATAATTATCCATATGAATGTCATATCTTTATCATAGATTTTGATTTAAAGAATTTAATCTAAAATAATAATATAATGGCTGATAAGTTTAATGTCTCCTTCAACTCAACTAATGCTCCCAAACTCGAAGATTTCAAAAATGATATCCCTGCTATGCAAAATAAAGAGTTTGACAACCACATCGATATCGAAGAACTAAAATCGATGGTTTACACTCTTTTAACAGAGACCGATTGTGAAAGAGATGATCGACTTCGAAAGAGCAAAAATTATGCTGATTTGAGAGGTAAGTACCAGAAAAAATATGAAGGATTGATGATGCGTTATCCTTCATTATATAATATGATATTGGAGGGTGGAAAAAGTTTTGATTTACTACAATTCGAGCAAATGCTGTCTATGATCGCAAAAGTTAGAAATAAGGAGGTTGACGAGAGTACCGCTTCCAAAGCATTTGGTGAAAAAATGGTTGACAAATATGTTAAACCAAATCTAAAAAATTGAAACAAAATTTAATAGATACCCTGTTAATAAAATGAATGATTTTTGTGAAGAAAATATAGCCAGTGAAAATTCTTTTTTCACAATGGCTATAGATGGTATTGCTACTGGGAACTTGAACCAAATTTTTCCCAATGGAAAAACACTTTTGATGACTGCTGTGGAGAATAAAGATCATCAAATGATCAAATCAATTTTGGAAAGTGGTTGCAATGTAAATTATATTTATAGAGATGAATTATCTGCACTTGGCATTGCCTGTGCAAATAATGATGAAATTTCTTTAAAATTATTACTTGATCATGGAGCTGATCAAAATATTCTAATTTGTGGTAGAACACCACTTATGTCGTGCATTTACTCATTAGCAAATAAATGTGCAGATATTCTCATTCAATATCCTCTTGATTATGACAAAAAAAGTTCTAATGGAAGTACTGCCCTACATGTCGCTTGTAGTAAAAACAATTCCCAAGTTGTCTCAATATTGCTTATGAAAGGAGCTTCTCCAAATGTAATTAATTACGAAGGGATATCTCCTCTTTGGGTTGCATCATATTATGGAAATCAAAAAATTGTTGATATGCTCGTAACGTTTGGAGCTAAAATTAACTCCCCAGATAATAAAGGTGTTACTCCTTTGATCGCTGCAATTATTCGAGGGCATGAGAAAATATTTTTCTTCTTGATCAAACATAATGCTGACTTTCATTCTCCTCAAAAAGATAATTTGCTTCCAGTGGAAATTGCTATTCTCTCAGGAAAAATAGAAATACTAAAATTTTTCTCGAAATATTACAAATTAAAAGATGTTCGCATTGATGATGCACCTGGAATTTGTCGATATCTTGAATATACTAATAGATCTAGGGATGGACTAAAATATTTGTTATCAAGAGGTTGTGATCCCAATTCATATTACATTGAAAATGAAATCATTATGACGCCCTTGATAATTTGCATGTTGAGAGATGATTTTGACTGTGCTATGACACTACTGGAAGAAGAAGCAAATCCTTATTTAGGAAAACATATAACCCCAATTTCAATCGCATTGAAGTACTACAAAGAAAAACAAAATTTCAAGTACATTGATCTTCTAAAAAAGTATAAAACAAAATTCCCTTAACGCAACGTCAATAAATATTTTAGTTGATTACACCGTCCGAAAAGAAAAATGAGACAAAACATCATTATTTTCAGTGATGTAAAAGCAACTAAAAGGCTTGTTTCCACTTGACAGCTTTTACAGCGGTTGGAAACTTTTTTTTCAATATTATTTTACCTTTCATTAGAACTTTTAGATTTTAAATCTTACTAACAAAAGTTTATATAAATTAAACAATGTAACCAACTTATAATATAAAATAATAAGGGAGCTTCATAGAAGATAAATAATTTTAAACCACTAAAAATATTACCCCAAATGCAAGAAAAGGCTTAGTAATAGATATAGGTTTAGTCATAAAAACGAAGTTTTTATGACTAAAGAGATAAAAAGACGTAGTCTTTTTATCTGTTCTTCTCCACTAATATATATTATATTATTTTCTCTAAGCCATTTTTATTTCTCATTTTTCTTTTCGGTTGGTTTAATAATATTATGATTTCTTTAAACTGTTTTTTTATAAATAAATTATTTATATAATATCTAAATTTTTAATACTTTTAAATAGTTTTTCTACCCTGGAAAAATGACATCATAACTAAACTTGCATTATTCATAATTTATAATTAGGTTTTAATTCCAGTTAAATTTTTTGTCACTTTCAAATAATTATAATGTGAGCCATCATATATTAAAAATACATTTCTAGCATTATTATCGAAAACATATGAACTCACTAATTTATATCTTCGATTTTCTTTCATCAAAATAAATATATTCGATTGAAACATTTTTTTGACAACATTAATCTCCATGTTCCCTCCCCAAATACCATCCCTTCTTATCAAATTACAATAGTTTTCGAAAGGCATTTCTTTTTCGAGAACTAACCAATCTTCCAATGTCATACCATTAATCTTCTCCTTTCTATTTTTCTCTAAATATACTGCAATCGCTAGTCTCAATTCACTTTGCGATAAATTAAATGCGAGACCCATTGAATGAAATAAACAATTACCATCTCCTGGTACAATTTTTTCTTGAAATTCTAATTTCATTATATATAATCACATTTTTATATTTCTTTCCAAACAAAATTTTTCCAATATTCATCTGGATCGTTTGCTATCTTACATAATTTACATTCTTCTTTTATCTCTCTATGATTACACATTATACATTGTAAACATTGTGGTTTGTAATTAAGATGATCACATACATCGTGCCTTCTACATAGAATACAATCGATTTGATTTATATTATGGTAACAAATCGTACTAATAATACAATCCCTACAATATAATTTTCTTTGTTTATGAACACATCTCTTCATCATTTTGCAACTATTACAATTATATTTTTGACTACCGTGTTCACAAGTTCTCTCTTTCTTGCAAGATGTACATTTACTTTTCAATCTATCGTGAGGACAAATACAAGATCCCTTACAATCCTTACACTCAGATTTTCTTCTTTTATGTTTGCATACACCGGCTCCATGGCAGTGCACGCAATAATATGCGTACTTTGAATGTTCACAAGATTTCATCATCTTGTGAAAATATGCAAAAATTTTTAAATTAGTTTTTTTCACTCCTAATCAGGAATAATTATACTCTTAATAGAGCTATCAGTTAATTCATCTGGTACAATAATACTTTTGATAGAACTCTCCGTTGTTTCGCTTGAATTCTCACCTACTGCATCAACATCTTTTTTCTCATTTTCACTTTCACTCTCTTGTGATGATTCATCATTATTCTTTCTTACAATGGGCTTTCCACCACTTTTCACTTTAATTTTAATCCTATTGTTGTTAAATTGGGACATTCTTTCCTCTTTCTTAGCCTTCTTTGCAATCAATTGCATTAATCTCTTATAAGTTTGATCACTCGCATCTTTCTTCTTTAAAAATGTGAACTCATTGTGCAAGAAACTAAACATTTTTTCTCCTCCACTCATATTCTTCAAATCTTCATCCCACTCAGTTTTATTTGTAATAGCCTCATCATATATTTCTCCAAAACTTCGAACACTAACTACTTCCAATCCATATTCTTTTGCTAACTCTTTCAAATAATCGTAATTTACTAAATATTCCTTATGTGGTATTCCAATCGTACTCACAAATACCTCTATCTTTTCTCCCAAATTCGCCTTCTTTCGATCCCACTTCTTTAAACTATACTCCTTATCAATCCTCCATAATAAATCATCTCCAACCATTCCAATCTCCTTATTTTTATCCTTTAACATGTCAAAAACTCTTTCACCATCCAAACTTGTTCCAATAAAATAACCTCCAATCTTCAAATTATCAGTTACATTTTGCAACAAAGTTCTTATCATTATCTCATCTTCAAACATATAATGAATTGCGAATTGGACACTCACAACATCGTATTGATTCTTTGACAAAATCGTCTTCTTCAATAAATCCCTCGATTGATAATCCATACCTGCATCATAATCAGGAAATATTAGTCTCCCAGCATTACCCCAAATATAAGTAACATCTGGCTTAGGTCTTCTCGCTTTCTTATATATATTCATTGCAGTTTCAATATTATCCTTAGCATAATCAATTCCAACAATTGTTTTCAACAATCCCAATTTCCACTTAGCAAAATCTCCACCTGATCCACACGCCAAATCTAATAAACTCCCAATAATTGTCTTAGAATGATTAATAATAGCTGGGCAAACATTCATTATTAGATTATCCTTAACAATCCTATTATGGAAAATTTGGAATGGAAATTTCTTCAATCTCAATGCATTATTTGCATAATAAGATTTGGATATATCTTCCTCTGGTACAGTACCTTCTCTTAAATGCGTCTCAGTTATGTTATTAGTGAACGCATTCCACATATGATTCGCATAATGTTCGGTAGTAATACTTGAATAATTTCCTTCCCTTATTTGTTTAGTTTTCAAATGATTAATTCTCATAGGTGTCCATTTAAATAAAGTAGTAAATTCTCCATAAATTTTTTGATAAGCAAATTCAACAACCGTATTATCATCTATTTTTTCATATATATCAGTCAATTCATCATGTGCAACTACATCTCCAGCATCATTCAACGGTATATTTGCTAAATTAACATCCAGTCTTGGATCAACTCCAATTGGAGTAAAATTAGTAACTGTGAATATTTTCTTTTGACTCAATTCATTCTCACCAGGAATATCTTTATATCCTCCAACTTTTAACTCCAATGTTTTATAATGAATTATCTTCCCAAATAAATATTTACCTTTTGAAGGTAATTGGAAAGGACTCAATCTAGGATTTTTACCATCCAACACATATTTTACCAAAAAATCTATTGTCTTGAAAGGGGGATATGTCCACTTAAATAAAGAATACCAAAATCCTCCTTTCATAGGATAAGGATCGTTAACTGGACGAAACATTATCCCGCTTATCATGAAATCCTGCAATTTAACCCTGTCAAAAAGTTCATTGACATTTTCCTCAAAAGATGGTCCATTTCCAAACAAATATCGAGCAACAACAATTTTAGTAGATTCATCTCTCAACTCGGGATCCAGGTACTTCGATTTTTGTACGCCTTCTCTATAAAATTGCATCAAATAATCAAATCGAAACTTATCCTTGGCTCCAGCTCCCATATTATGAAATTTATTTACCCGCACATCTCTCCCTTTGTAAAATAATATATCCGTTATATAAAATAAATTATTGGTTTCATTAAAATATCCCTCCAATAAACTATTCTCGAATCCCTCAACTATTCTTCCTGTGTTAATAACATTGAAATCCTTCGTTATCATAAATATTTTACCATCAACATTTTTACTAAAATTCTCAGCAATATATAAAAATCTAAGTTCTCCATGGGGTTGGTACGCTAATGCATAATCATCCCTAACATAAGGAAACTTATCATTCCTATGAAAATTTCTCCTTAAAACTTCAACCGGGTCCGCTAAGATAAAATCATTTTGTTTGGTGATTCGCTTAAAAGAAGCTAGCAAACTTTCTTTTTCATCAATAGTTATGATAAAATTACTTTGCTGTATCTCCTCTAATATCCATCTCAAATAAATACTAAAATATTTATCAAATTCCTCTCCTGGAGTAATTTCCTCAAAAGTTAAATTCAAATAATAAGTTGGAGTAACTGTTAAACATCCACTCTCCTTAAAACTCTTACTAGAATGAGATCTTCTTTCCTCAATCAAATTTGTTTTGAATTTAAATTTAGGATCCTCAACTTCGTAGTAATTTCTATATATGTATTCCTTAGCAGCTTCTCCTGTCATCGCTTTTTCAACATCTTTATCGTGCTCTTTATCCATCTTATCTATCAATTGAATATCAATCCCATACCTTTCTATTCTATGGTGTTGGACTATTTTCTCCAATTTATAGCAATATTGCGGTAATTCAAAAAATTGCCAATATTTCTTTACATCGTTTTTATTATCAATCTCAATAAAAAAATCACTGGTTGGAACTACTATTTTTAAATCACTTTTCATCGCATATTTATATCCCAATCCACCGTTTTCTTCCTGATAAATAAATCGTTGAACAATTTTTTCAAATAGATTCCTTGGTAATCTCAAGTCGAAATTTATACGAACATTGAAACCGCCACTTAATTTCTTAAAAATATCATTAATGTCTGAATCCATTATTATAATAATAATAGACTATATTTTAAGCCAAAAATTTCCACTAATTTAAGCAAGTGGTTTCATAAATAATAGATGTAACCAAATATGGGTCACAATTGCTTGCCGGGCGCCTATCCTCAAAATATCCTCTATGATTATTAATAGTGTCATTGGGAATTCTTATACTGCATCCTCTATTTGCTCTTCCACAACTAAACTTATCATAACTTGATGTCTCGTGCAATCCAGTCATTCTCTCCTCGTTACCATCTCCATAAACTTTCATGTGCTCCGAATGTTTCAAGGACAATTTATCAATCGCTTCATCAATAAATTCGATCCCATCTTTCATCATTGTTCCTTCTCTCATATCCTTGGTACTGTAGTTGCAATGACAACCACTTCCATTTAACTCCTTCAATAATTTTGGTCTCAACTCAACCTTATAATTATATTTCTCAGATATCCTTTCCAAAATATATCTTGCCATCCATAATTGATCTCCTGCTTCAATACCCTCACATGGTCCTACTTGAAACTCCCATTGTCCTGGTGCTACCTCCGCATTAATCCCACTTATTTTTAGTCCAGCGTGCAAACAAGCTTCTAAATGTTCCTCGGCAACTGATCGTCCAAATGCATTTGCAGCTCCAATGCTGCAATAAAATTGTCCTTGTTTTGGTACATCTTCTTTACACCCAAGAGGTTTTCCTGTTTCTAAATCAATCAAAAAGTATTCCTGTTCCAATCCATACCAAGGATGTTCATAAATTTTTTGGTCAAATATTTTTACAGCTTTTGCTCTATTATTAGTTGGATGTGGTTCTCCATTGGGATAATAAGTATCGCACAACACCAATACATTAACTCCCTTCCTAAAAGGGCAAGGATATGTTTTTCTTGGCTTAATTATAATTTCACTATCTCTTCCCTCTGCTTGATTGGTTGAACTCCCATCGTAGTTCCAATCAGGTAATTCAAAATTGTTAGGTAAGTCTAAAACACGACATTTGCTTCTTAATTCCATATTTCCTCCAATCCATATGTACTCTGCTAAAAATCTCATTTACTTATAATTATATAAAAGTAAATAACTTAGGACGCAATCTTATTTTTCTAGTACCTAGTTAGTAAAAGTATTTAAAACTATATTAATTTTAAACACGTTACTTTTGTGGTTTCCTTGATTTTATGAGTTGTTCCACAGGCGTACTATACACCTTCACCCTAATATCCAACTTATATAAAATTATAAAAAGCTGATACTAGGTTACTAAAAATGATTATTTTATTAAACAAAGTAGGTAATTTGAGGATAAAGAAAAATAATCAAAAACTATTCCTAATTAATAATATGAAGATTTCTTTAAGCTGTTTTTTATTAATAAATTATTTATTAAATATTTAAATTTTTAATACTTTTAAATAGTTTTTCTTCCTGATACACCACCGCTATATTATTCATCTACTCCATATTTTTTGAGAATATCTTCTCGAAGTTCTTGAATAGTCTTCTTCAAATCTTTTCCTGTCTTTTCTGATTTCTTAGTGATAGATATTCCTTCTTTCTCTGCCATTGCTTGAATTTCAGTTAAAGTTATCTTTTTAGGGATATCAATTTTAGTAGGTTTTTCAACTTCTTTAACTGTTTCTTCGCATTCTTTTGTTTCTTCGATAGAACTTTCTTTATCTGTCGTAACTTCTTTTTCTTTTTTGTCAACAACTTTATCCTTGACAATTTTTTTACGAACGACTTCTTTCTTATCTTCAACAATCTCAACATCTAATCCATCATCTTTTTTGGTGATAAGTTTGGATTTTTCCAATTTTCCTTCTTTGACAACAATTTCATCTTTCTTATCATCTTTCTTATCGTCTTTCTTATCATCTTTATCTTTCTTCTTTTCTCCTTCTTTCTTCTTTTCTCCTTTCTTAGCTTCATTTGATAATTCAACAAATAATTCTTCCATTCCTTCATCTTGCCAAGAAAAAAGTCCAGATAAATCTTTTTTAAGGATAGAGGTGTATCTTCCTTCTTCTTCAATTAAAATACAAGATGGATTTTTAATGCTATATTCAAAATCTCTCTCTGTTTTTTTCCAAACACCTGGTACGAAACTCATTTTTTCAACAATTCTCTTCTTCCCAAATATTTCTTTACTCTCCTTCCTCAAAACATAAACAGTTAATGAGAAATAATCGACAATAATTTTTTTCATGATATCTTCACTATCAATGTCTTCAAAGTTAGTAAATATAGAGCGAATATTATTTCTTTGACGAGTATATTCCATTTCTCGATAAAGTGATTTCTCCTCCATATCGAATGCAATTTGTCTCATCAAATCTCTCGCAAAATTAATTCTTGATTTTGCCTCAAAATAACGAAATTCAGGCATTACTTGATTCAAGATTGCTATCACGAAACTATTTTTCTTAAATGAAATTTTGTCCTGTAATTGTTGATATTCACTATCTAATCCTGTCCAATCTGGTACGTCAATTATATTCTTTCCTAAAAATGCAAATTTTCCATCAATAACATATCTTCCATAAATATGACCGTCTGCCATTTTCACCTCTGGTATCTTAAAAACATAATCTCTCTCTTTATCACTAGCATCGTGCTTGTTTAAATAAGAATGAAGTTTATCTATAGAAATCATTTTTCTATATATAATAAATTAGTTTTAAACCTATTAATTTCATTTTTTTCTTTCACTCATCTTCCTCAATTGGAGCCTCTGCTTCTACCTCATCATCATCTTCTTCTTCAACGATATATTCATCAACACCTGTGTTTGTTTCTTCAACAATTGCATTTTCAACTGGTTGAGATTGGACTTTTCTTGTTTTCGTTTTGACAACTGGTTTAATTGTGTTTTGATTGAGGGATGTTTTGGCACTTTTGCTATTGATACTAATCCTGGAAATATCCCTAAATTTTTTAAGAACTTTCGCCTTATTTCCAAGATATTTTTTCTTATATCTTTTCAATATAATTTTGTAGCCGGAGTCATCTCTCTTCTCATTTTCCGTCATTCTACTACAAAATTCTATTTCCTCTTCATTGCTTTCTTTGTATTCATCAAAAATCTCACTCTGTACTGAATCAAGTGAAAAAATTTCAAAATTAATATTCTTCTCGTTTGGATTTTCCTCAACAACTGTACTGGAAAAATTGTTTGTCTCTTCCTCGATCTTATCAATACTCTCAATTCTTGTTTTTTCTTCATTCAAAATATCTTCTGTTTTTTGAAGCTCCTTGGCATTTTTTTTAGTGAAATCAACAAATCTCTTTATTTTAAGCAAGGTATCGTTATTAATGTTATTCATATTTATGAAATATCCATTCTTGTTTGTGGTATATTTCGAAGCACTCTCTTTTATAATTTCGACAACTTGGATTTTCTGACTATTGTTCATTTTTTTCTCAATAAAATCTCTTATTAATTTTATTTCCTTCGTATCAACGATATAATCATTATTTTTTATCCAATCAATCTTATCGAATTCATCTTGAATAGATGAGTTATCGACTTCTTTAGCTTCCTGAACAATAACGAACTTATCCATTTTTTTTAATAAATATGGTTAAAACTCTTTAAGTTAAAATTCAATCTTCATCATACTCGATTTCTTCATCTTCTTCGTCGTCATCATCATCATCTTCATCTTCATCATCTTCGCTTTCTTGAGATAAGACTTCCTCAGGTGCTCCTTCATTATCAAGAGAATCTTCATTTTCCATTAATTCAACATCCAATTCTCCATCTAATTCCTCCGATTCTTCACCAGATAATTCCTCTTCATCCTCATCTTCTTCCTCGTCCTCATCTTCTTTATCTTCATCACTTTCATCCGCTTCTTCTATGACGGGCTCAGTTGCAATAAATTTATTAGTATTCTTATGCTTATCTGCCCCTTTTCTTACAGGAATAACTATCTTCTTTTTGATTTCACTGTTTAATTTAGCATAAACTGAGATTACTTTACTATTCAAGTCGAATGTTTTACCAATCACTAATAATTCAATATCATTCCCTGGTTTTATATCCTTAAATGGGTCTTTCGATTGATGAATTTCTTTGGGAACAATGATCATTAATGGACCTAACTCAGCTAAAATACCAAGCTTATTAATTTTCTTAACCTTGGCTTTTATTACCGAGTTAACAGGAATGTTACATATTTTTGCTCCAATAATCAAATCAAAGAGTATATTACCATTAAATTGATTATTATTTAAATTTCCCATTGATCTTTTCAATATCACAACAGTATTTGGAACAACATATCCTTCTTTTATACATCTTCCTTCAATATTATTTTTAACAATTTTTTCTATAAATTGAGGAAAATTTTCATCAAGATATCTAGGATTTAATGAAACTCTCCGCTTAATTTGAGTGTGAAAATAAATATCATTAGAAGATAATGAATTCATTATATACTCTTTACATATAATAAATTATAATCTTTTTAAATTCATTTTTTTTATGTTTTATTTCTTAACCCATCCAGCTCTCATTTTCATGCCTTCTATTGAGTTCAAAAACCATCTTTTACCCTCTTTTTTAGTTGCATCGTATTCCCTTAAATAATAATCTAAAAGGACACATATATTTTTCTTTTGTCTATCATTCAATTTTATTCCTAACTTTTTAGAAACGTCTTCTAATTCTCCCATGCTGTGATGACTGCACTCTTTACCTTTGACCTCAGATCTTTTACTCTTCTTCATTTCTAGAGTAATTGCACCAGTATCTCTAGTTCCATTGAATATTTTGAACACATAAGGACCAGATTTAAGTGCCATATATCCATAAATTATGTTGAAATTTTTTTGAGAATTTTTTGCTTCTTTCGCCATTTTTACTTTCATATTTAATTTAATTCTATCTCTAATTTCTGTACTACATTCACTAACTAATCTAGTTTCACTATTCCAACAAAATATCTTAACATTCACTTTTGTATTTTCCTCTTTAAGATTGGGAAAAACGTAATAAAATCCAATAATTTTATCATTTTCTTTATCTCCTCTTCCAATCTCTAAATCTCTATATCTATATAAAAATAATGGCTCAAAATACTTGAGCAATAAAGTCATATATGGGTGGGACATTTTACCCTTTGTTTCAAAGTAATCAATTAAAATTTTCTTGATAAGATTGGACTTTATTTTATCATTTAATTTATCAACTATCATACAAAGAATTAAATACATTTTATCCTTATATGTAGAATCAATTTCACTATTCAATTTCTCTGCTAATTCATAAATTTCATCAAAACTCTCGGTCTCTTTTTCTTTCAATCCAATCACTTCGAATTCCGAGTTTTCTATAACCTCATTCTCGAAGGAATACTTATGTGTCTTCTCTGAGAATGGAATCATTCTATATTTTAAGGGGGCTTTGGTATAATTAAATTCCAATGGTTGGAAAATATAGTATGCACCTCTATAAATTAAATACCCTCTTCTATTATACATATCATAAACTGGTTCATCGTGATTATTAATCATTTCGCTAATAGCGATGTAAATAAATCTATTTTCCAATTTCATAAATTTATTAACTATATTTACTAGATCGTCTAGTTGATAAACGTATCCATATTTATACATTGACTTGATAATTTTCTTCGCTTTATTGATATCAGTCCTAGCAAATCTTTCATTATAAGTATCAATATTGATTTTATACACTTTTTTCTTATCAGGTTCCCAAACACATTTGTAATAACAATCTTCGTAATCACACTCTCTACTTCCATTTATATCACCCAAATTTATTCTTACTTTTCTACCTAAGCTAGAAATTTGTTCAACACTTTTTCCACCAAAATCAAATACATTTCCTTCTTTATTTAAAGCACAATCAACTGCTGCTTGTTTTAATATATACTCGACTTTCTTTATCTTTCTATCTTTAACTTCGGCAATTCTATAAATACGAGTATCAATTGTCTCTGTTTCTTTTTCTCTTTTACTAGAATTAGTAGGAGGTTCAACAGCGTATAAAAAGGTTTCAACATTTTGATCCAATTTAGGTAAATCTGCATGACTGCAATAACGTCTAGCTCTTCCTGTAATTTGATCAATTCTTGATAAATTGAACCAGGGTTCAAGAACATGAACTTGCCTAATTCTTTTAAAATCCAATCCTTCTCCAGTTGTACGTGTTCCAATAATTATTTTAACTTCTTCACCGTTCTTATTATTTTCATTGTTAATAATATTAATTAAATTCCCAGTCTCTATTAATGAAACATTTGTATCACCAGTAACTAAAATGTATCTAGCTCTTCTATATTCGTGGTAATCTTCCAATTTTTCATTTTCGTGAATTTTAGCCAATGCATTTTGCCCACAAATTGCACAAATTGGATTTCTCTTTTTACCATAGTCCAATAAAGGTCTTTCACCACTCCAAGGATATCTTTCAAAACCATTTTGTTCCAACATAATTGAAAATGGAATAACTCCACCCCAAAGATACTCGGAGTATAAATAACATATGCCTTTCCCATTTTTCATGTTTTGTAATGCTTCGAAGAATTTGGTACTATATTTTTTCAAACGCTTTTCATCTAAGAAAGGAACTCCATCCTCAATAACGTGTGATTGGTACCTAAATTGATAAGTTTTCCTCCTAACTTTTCTCTCATTCGTCCCAGTTCTCCCATAACCCAAATCAATAACAAATGCTCCTTCTCCATTGTCACTCATTTGATATCCTTCATCTTTACCATATAAAGTAAATTCACCTCTTTTGTTTGGTAAAATTATATTACTTAATTGACGTAATGTTGAATTTGCAAATTGTTCCCCTCTCTCACTCTCTTGATTATTGCTTTCATTATTGGAATTATTATTATTATTATTTTTCTTATTATTTTGGTTGTCTTGGTTCCTCATCCGCAACTTAGCCATGTATTCTCCATATTGATAATTACTCATTGGAGCCAAATATAATTTAATTTTTTTGAATCTATCTTCGTAAGGTATTTCCTTCCCATAAATATCATATTTAATTTTTGGAGTTTTTGCCACTAATGGATCAATGTTTAAAGGGAAAACAACTGGATTTTCTCCTCTCAAATAACTTATATATCCTTTAGCTAATTCTTTTAGCCTCTCTGCTCCTCCAGGAACTAATCTATCATTGCTGTCAAAAATCTCATTCTTTTTTACGGGTGGTCTTCCATCGTTTTCAAGCAATAAATTTAAAATATATATAATTTCTCCCGCGTTGTCGTACATAGGAGTAGCACTCATCAAAATTAATCTTATATTCTCACCATATCTAATAATTGCTTGAAGGATTGGAGGAACTTTTCTTAATTCAACATTTCCAACATCACTTTTAATATTGTGAATCTCATCAATAATTAAAATTCTATTTTGAAATTTAGTTTTGATTGCTTTCTTTTGAACATCTGTTAATGTACTTAGTTTACCATTCCATCCAATATCGTTCATCAATTCATTTCCAAATTGCTCATATCCATAGAATTTATAGATTGAATTAACTTTTCTCCTTGTTTCCTTCATTTTTTGCAAAGTTGTTAATCCACTAAATTGCTCGAAATCCAAACTATAGACATTACCAGTGCACTGAACAATATCATCTGGTTTTTGCTTTTTATTTTCTTTTTTAATATCATAAATTTCATTAACAAAAGATGGTAAAACTCTTTTTGGGAGAAGAACCGTTATTTTTCTTTTATCATCGGAGTGCATTCGTTTCATAATTTCCTTAAAATTCTCTGCAATTTGAATTGCAGAACAAGTTTTTCCAACTCCAGTACCATGATAAATTAATATCCCATTATAAGGAGTATCAATGCTAATGTAATTTTTTAAGAATTCTTGTTGAGGTGCAAGATTGTAAAGACGTGCATTGCAAATTTCTTGAGTTGATTTTTCCGATTTGATGAATCGATTTTTGTAGAATTCTTTTTTTGTGTAAATTTTTTCGTAAAAATCTTTATCATCGAAATCAGGATAATAAAGAAATTTCTTTCCTATCTTCATTTTATTTTCAATATCATCTTTTCTCATTGGAATCATTATACGAATTTTATTTTTTGGCATTATCTCTATTTTATATAGAGATAATCTTTAAGAATAATTATTTCCTTAACATACAAAATGAAACAATCAACATTACAACTAAAAAGAAAAATGCAATTAATATCCAGTACTTTTTCATTTCTCTTTTAAATTTACCAACAACTGTTTTCATTTCTTGGGTTCTCTTCCATTCTTCATCAGATAATTTCTTTCCATTGGTAATATGTGGCTCAGGGTCTTCTAAATGAATTTTTCTATCATAAATTTTTTCATATATACTAACTGCTTCATTATATGTTAAAGCTGGTTTTCCATTCTCAGTATTGACCATGTTATGTATATCAATTACCCAGTGCGCTAAAGTTTTTCTATCTTTAAGATGATTATCAATTGGATGCTGTTTAATATTTTTTGCATAATTAACTCTACAAACTACACAGGGTAATACATATTCTAACATCTCAAAAAATATTTTATATCTTTGTTTATCAGCTTCATCAGGATAGAAAGGATATGTAAAACTGACACTGTGAAGAGAAAACCAAAATTTAGGTCCCCATACATTTGGATCCATCCTTAAATTTATATTACAAAATAAATTTCAAAAAAAAATATTATTATAATTATGATAAAGTCTAATATCCCTATTATTATAATTTTATTATTGTTTGTTATTGTATTTTTATTTACATATGAGAAAAAGTCATTAGAAGGATTCGATGATAATAAAATACCTAAAATTATTATTCAAACTTGGAAAGATGATGATCCACCAAAAAAATATTATAATGAAATTGCTTCTATAAGAAAATACAATCCTGATTATAAATATTTGTTTTTTACGGACGAAACAATCGATGAATTCATTAAAGATTTTTATCCTGAGTATTATAAAGTTTTCAAAAGATTACCCGTTAATATTCAAAAGATCGATTTCTTTAGATACATTGCTGTCTATCATTACGGTGGATTCTATTTTGATCTCGATATGCTTTGTCTTGAACCATTGGATGATTTACTCCAATATGATGCAGTCTTCCCACAAGATTTAACTGTTTATGAAAGGAAATGCTTAGCAAAGATGCCAAGATATGTAAATATATGCAAGAATAAAAATATTAAATTTTTAGTTGGACAGTATGCATTTGGTGCAAAGAAGAATGATCCATTTATAAAAGCATTAATAGATAATATTGTAAATAATATTGATAAAATTGTAAGAGAAAAGGATGATACTTTAATGTTTGTATATCAGACAACGGGACCAGATTATGTGACTAATGTTTATTTAGATTGGGATGATAAACAAAATGTTCATATTTTAAGATATCAACAAGATCAATGTTTTGGAAAATACGCGATTCATAATCATTATGGAACTTGGAAATAATTTTCTTAATAATAACTAATGTTGTTAAGAAATGTAATAATAATTTTAATAACAATATTTTTCTTGTTTTTTCTAAAATATGAATACACAGAGAATTTTGAAGATAAACCAAAAATATTTTTATACTGGGAAAATAAGCCTGGAGTGAAAAAAAGACCAGAATACTTAGATTTATGTTTTGAAAGTGTTAATAAAAATTGCAGTGATAGTTTTGATATTATTCTCTTAAATGAAAAAACTGTGCACAATTATTTACCGAATCTTCGAAAAGATCTAGACAAAAAACTTTCTATTCCTCAAAAAACAGATTATATTAGATATTTACTTCTATATAAATATGGTGGAATTTGGCTAGATACTGATATCATTGTCGTAAAAGATCTAACTCCAATCTATAAAAAATTGGAAAAATACGATTATGTTGGTGCAGGTTGTCACGAAAATGACTGCACCAAGACTGGACATCCAAGACCAACTAATTGGCTTATGATGTCAAGACCAAATACTAAATTTATTAAAATGTGTATAGATGAGTGCGATAAATTATTGGATGAGAACGAATCTTTGGAAGATAAATATTTTTTGATTGGAAGAGAATTAATGTGGGATAAAATAAATTTATTAATGAAAGAAGGTTGGGACTACTATCATATTGATTCTAAATGTCAAGAAAGAGATAGTAGTGATGTTAAATATAAAAATCATAGATTTATTTCAAATGAATCAATTGATAAAAATTGTCTTGGCAAAACTTATTTTGTTCCTGTCTATAATACTGCACCTGGATTTCCAGAATGGTTTAAAAATTTAACGAAAGATGAAATCATGAATAGTGATTTATTAGTTGCAAAAATATTCAAACTAGCAAACATCACCATTTAATTTATTATTTGTTTTTCAAATAATAAATTTATATATTCACCTGGGTATTGGGGAAACCAGTTGTCATCCAATATTGAGGAGCAAGTTTTGGTGGTTTCTCCTTAGTATCAACACAAGGTGCATCGCTTGGACCTTCATTATAAATTTTCTCAATTGAATAGAATGGTACCGCATATGAGTGATACCTTAGACGACTCAAAAATCCTTGAAAGCCACCCCATTTGCAAACATATAAATCACCAAAATTCTGCTTGGGAATTCCTCCAAGATTACATCTCTTCTTTAATCTAGCATTTACATAGACATCCATACTATTTCCAACCACAACCAATGCGATGCACATCCATTTATTCAAGGGGATATTTCCAACATCACAAGAAACCTTTACTTGATTATGTGTGTTCATGTTGATTGCTAATTTATTCTCAGTTGGATATATCCAAACACCTGGAGATTGCAAGGGGAAAGCATTACTATTACCCTTATGGAAAACATGGTGCCATTTGTTACTATTGAATGTATTTTCATCTATATAAATCCAAAAAGTATAACTAAATTCTAAACCGTGTTTTTGATCAAAGGATCTTAATAATTTTGAACCAGGGTAATTCATTGCAGTTGTTCCTGATATTGTCTTCTATTATATAAGGCGCATCATTTTGATAATTCATAATGCTATATCCCAATCTGACGAAAAGATACGTTATAACAATAACAACAACAATAATCAAGAAAAGTGTAATAAATGTGTTTGGTGTAAAATAACTTTTGACTGAGCTCATTGTATTTCCAAATCTACCATTATCTGCCATTTACTAATAATAATGGATAAAATAATTTTTATTATAAAATTATAACCTCTAAATGTTTAATAAGGACCTTGTGAATAAATACCATAAACTTCATTTGGCTTCAATGCATACTTAAAGTATACTAAATTGCTAATCTTTCCAAAGAATCCTCCATTGTCGCACACTTGAAGTGGTTGGTTATTTAATTTGGGAACACCTCTTAAGACACAGCTTCTTTCTAATTTTCCATCAATGTAAATATCAACAGTTCTATTGTTTAATATATAAGCAATATGTACCCATTTTTGTAAAGGAATGTTTTTAATGTCACATCCTTCATTAGGAGAAGCGAATGTGTTAATACGAGCATGGAGTGCATTAGTATCAGGATACAACCATAAACCAGGGGCTCTTGAAGCACTGGTTCCTGCACCATTATTCTTGTCTCCCTTAACAAAAATATTTTTCCAGCCTCTTGTCCAATCTTGAACAAAAATCCAAACACTATAGGTAAATTCTAATCCCAAATCACTATTATCAATCTTAAAATCATTCTTCTTCAAATCAAAAGCATCTAAAGGTGATTTTATAATAGTGTAAACATTTGCTTTTTTAGCTTTCGCTTTTTCAACTAAAACAACAATAATAACAATCAAAACAACAAGAAGAATTACTCCTACTATGATAAGAATCCAATTTCCACCGCCAGCACTATTTCTATTAATAACTGCGTTTGATGTTAATGATCTTGAAGCATTCGAGGTATTTGATTTATTATTTTTTAGTAGAGAACCTAAGAAATCACTCATTTATTATTTTTTATTTAGATTTTATTTTTTTTAACTTTCAGCTGGACAAGTTTCTAAATTGTATTTGCTATCCTCTAAAGTTGCCTTTTCTCTCTCATATAAATTTTTGATTTGGTCAGGGAGTAGAGATGCAGAGCTATATCTATAGAAACACATCAAACCATTAAAACCATTCCTTCCCTTAATTACATTACTATTCATCATTAGAGGATGACCTGTTAAACTTATAGAATGTTCAAGTAAACCGTTAATATAACAGTCTAAAGAACGACCCTCTAAAGTAAATGTTACACAAAACCATTCATTTAATGGTATATCATCTACAGTAATAGCATTTCCTTCATCTGGACCATTCTCACAAGCGACGGAAATGATAATTTTATTTGTATTGGGTGCTAGATAGACGCCTGGAGTTTTGAATTTATAAACACTATCACCTTTATTACCGCTATCTTCTCCTCTATACCAAATTGTTCTCCACTTTGTATTATTTTTGTTAAAGTTATCAGGACAAACTTTTAACCAAAAACTATATGTTGCTTCTGGTCCTAAATCGATAGGCATAGATTCTTTCTCTGCATATGCGATAGTATTTCCCTTCATCATAATAAGTTGGCTGTCTCTATCCCCATGCATACCGTAAAAAGAAAGTGGTATCTTAGGTGTATTCTTGTTAGCCTGGAAATTAATATACATATGATTATAAACCTTTGGCTTAATTTGTAGGGCAAAATAAATAACTAATACAAAAGAGACAACTGTCAATATTATTAATAAAACATACTGTTGTCTCTCGCCAATGTCATAATGATAAATATATGCAAGTATTAAAATTAATACAAATAATAATATACCAGTGAATCCAAGTTTTTCATTTTTTTCTACAAATCCATGAATCACTAATGCTGCTATGGGTATTTCAAAAAGTGTTGTTACAACTAATACAGGATTTTGGGCAATCCATGTAATTGAGCTATAAATTCCTCCCATCAACATATTATCTCCATAATATCCTCTATTACCATACGAAAAAGGTGTTAGACCCATTGGGGAAGAATATGATGAAGAAGATGAAGATGATAATAACGGTCCAAAACCTTTTGTATTACTTAAAAATGATTCCATTAATATATATTGTTAAAAAAAAATTATTGAATCCTTCCTCCTGGATATCTTCTCTTAATATTATCCTGTAGGGACTTATTCCCATGGCAATTCCTACATAATGCTTGTAAGTTTGTAATATCATTTGTACCACCGTCTTCTAATGCGCGAATGTGGTCAACTTCATAAGTTGCATCCAGCATAACGTGACATCTTTTACATTTCCATCCTTGTTGTGCCGCAATTTGTTTTTTCAATTGTTCTGATACTTTCCTTAATGATTTCGTGGTTACGCCCTTTCCTCTACCCCTATACTGTGGCATTTGATATTCTTGTGTTTGTCCATTGTATTGAATTTGTTGTTCTCTCCTCATTTCATTTATTTTATCTATTTTAGACTGCATTGAATCTGGTAAAAAATCTTTGACGTGATTGACTAAGGGATTATCTTTTAGTAGGAAAGGAGCACAAAAAATTATAACTCCCAATCCAATTAATATTAACTTCGGAAATTGACTAAAAAAGTTATACCCTCGAACAACTACATTTTTGAATCTATAATTTATCCACACTATTGCGCCTAAAACAGCCAAAAAAATTATCATCTTCCAATTAAAGTTCATCTCTATTATTATAAATAATTTTTTTTTATAATAATTTACCAAGATTGTTGAACTCCTTCAAATGGATCCGCGTGTCCCTTGAAATAAGCATTCGTTGCTTTTTCTCTCATAGCCACACAGGGGATAGTAACATCCAGTGGTCCTTCAGTAGTTCCTTCAAAACAAAATCCTTGACCTGAATTATTTGTGCACCATCCACATTGAGATTTACTTAAACATTTATCTTTATCTTTTGTTTCACAAGGAAAATTATCTTCAATACATTCATCTTCGCTTAAATAAGTATTTAATGGGACTTGACTAAACCCATTTTGACCACAAGTATTTTTCCAGGGTTCCAATGCATTATATTTTAGCTTTGAACAAGTTTTTTTACAAGGCGTTATACACCAGTAATGAGAAGGGATTGGTTTTTTATCTACAAAATCTTTAAATTGCTCTACATCAGGTATATATTCCTCTTCTTGTTTTACAAATTTCTCTGGACATACTCTTCTACAATTTTCGATTGGAAGATTATTAACGTAGTTTCCTTTCATTAATAGACAAGCCCAAGGACGATTGAATGGTTGAGTACAATTAATATTAAAAATGTCAAAGTATAAATCTTCCGGTTGGACACTATAGGATTTATTTTCTTTTACATCTCTCCTCTCAACCTTTACTCTCTCTGGGTCATTATAAAATTCACTAGAATATTCTCCTAAAGGTTGATTTGAACTAAAATCTGGTCTAATAGGTAATCCAGCAGGTGCTAATGGTATATTTGATTCAGGAGTATTTTCATTTGTTAGACATTCAATTGTTTGTTGATATAATACTAAAATTATAATTAAAAAAAGAATTAATATAATATAAAGCATATATTATATAAGATTACTTTTCTATTCTCACTCCAGCGTATTTACACATTTCTTCAATTTCTTCCATTGTTTGTGGGGAATAAGTACATTTTGATACTTTGATCGCATTGAATAATAAGGATTTGTCAATTAATTCATCTAGAGAATATTTTCCTTTTTTAAGATTATTTACTACAAAATAAGATCTTTCCAAATAATCCTGGAAAGATTCACTATCCAATCTTTTAACATCAACAAATTTAAATCCAGTTAATATCATTTTTTTATTACTATACAGTTACTTTTAATTTCAATTTTTTTATTCATCTGGCATATTCACATTTGGATAATCATATGGGTGATAAATAGTATCAAATTGATTTTTTCTTGAGTTCCATTTAGTTTCTATCAAAAATCCTCCATAACGATTGTACCAAGACATTTTCGATGGATTATTTATATTGGCAGGAGCTGGTTGTTCTAATTCACTAACATAAAGTGGTTTTGGCATATATTATAATAATATAAAATATTCGTAAAAAAATTTATTTCAATTTCCTTATTAAATTATGTCTCTCTTCCAGGACAAAAAAACTTTTTCTTTTCAAGAACATGTCGAAAATTTTAGTAACAGCGAAGAACTATCTAAAGAAGATATTGAAAAATTTATTATAAATGAATCTCATTATCCCAAAAGATTTAAAGAATTATTTTCCAATCAAGATTCTAAAAATTTTCCAATAAAACATATCACAGAAGAAATAGAAATATTCAATCCTAATATTTATAATAATATTACCTCGTTTTATACTCCTCTCGGAGATATATACCATACTAAAATTCTCAACAATCCAACCTCTAATTTAAACATACTAAATCAAAGACAAAATATAATTTTAAATGTTTGTCATAATTTTAGTGATAGATTGGATAAAAATATAAATGAATTGAATAACTCACTAAAAGAAACTTATTGGTTTTTTAAACCAAATAATGAACATAGTGATTTTATTTATAGTATGATGTTTTTTCAAAATAAATATTTAAAATTTTTCAATAAAAGTGGGGTATTTCTTACACTATCAAACATTTATAAAATTATTATAAGTCCAATAATGACAGTAGTTAGTCCATTAGTCTATGTTATCATCCCTTTTATTCTAATGCGCTTAATGAAATTAAAAGTTCCATTTAAATTTTTTTTGAAAATGATGTGGGAACAAAGTGGTATGATTACCATGCCATTTATAAAAAATCCATTAATGCAAACAATTATGAAATGGTTCTCTAAAGCATTAAGTTTGTTTTTTTATTGTCAAAATGTATGGTATTCTTATAGTACATCTAAATCAACCGTTGGAATTATAAATTTTTTTCAAAAGAAATTGGAAAATGTAAAAAATATCTTGACCACTAATTCTCTTATAAGAGGTAATGAATCATTATCAAAATTAATTGGATATCAAGAATTTCCTGAGAATTTTACAACAATTGAAGAAAAAGGATTGGATAATTATTCTTTATTATCTAACAAAGGGATAATCTTAAAATATTTCTACGAATTTATAGAGAATAAAACTGATTTCTTAAAAATTCTAAATAATATTGGATTTATAGATTGTTACTTTGGAATAGCTAAATTAATAAGAGACAAATCATATTTTCATATACCAAAAATAATAAATAATCAAAGACCTGTTTTAAAAATTGAAGGAATATGGCATCCAGCTATACCAAAAGAAAAAAATATAAAAAATAGCATTGAGTTTGATCAAGATAAAAGAAATTATTTATTGACTGGTCCAAATGCAGCAGGAAAATCTACATTCATAAAATCAATATTTTTAAACATTTATTTAGCACAAACAGTTGGAATATGTAATTCAAGTAAAATGGAAATTACTCCTTTTTGTTATTTATTAACTGGTATAAGAAATCAAGATAGTCAAGGAAGTGAATCTTTATTTGAAGCAGAGGTTCATAAGATAAGAGATTACTTGGAGAAAATAAGAGAAAAGAATAAGACTGGAAAAACATTTGCTATATTAGATGAGATTTTCACTAGTACAAATTATCAAGAGGGTTTCTCTGCTTCATATGGGGTATGTAAAACTATTGGAAAAAGTCTAAATTCATTACATATAGTCGCATCTCATTACACTAATTTATATAAATTGGTTAAGAAAAAGGAATTAGGTTTTAAGAACATTAGATTCTCTGTGTATTTTGATGGTGATAAGATAATGTTTCCTTATAAATTGGAAGATGGCTATTCAAAACAATTTATCGCTTTGAAATTGATGCAAAATAAAAATTGCAATGATGAATTTTTAGAAAATTGCATTAATTGTTTGGAAGAAATTAGTAAACCTAAAGAAAAAAAGAAAAAAGAACCAAAAAAGAAGAATCAAAAAAAGAAATCTAAAAATGAGAAAATCGTTCAAAAATGAAAACAATATTCTAGAGTAAATTAAAATGCAATCATATATTTTAATTTTATTAGGAGTCCTAGTAGTATTACTAATTGGAGTTATTTATTTTGGATGGAGAAGAATAATGAACTTGGAAATAGAGGTGAATCGTAATAAATATGATGTTGAAGCCCTTAGAGGTCTTCTAAGTAAAATACTGGATGGTGAAGACCCCCCAGAGAAACCTCAAAAAAGACAATTAAATAATGCCAGCCAATTAGAGAAAATGCAAAGACAAATGCCAATGCAAATGAAGCCACCAATGGAGATGCAAATGAGAAACTCGAATAATATTCCATCAATGGGTATTCCAATGAGTCAATCTATGAGTCAATCAATGGCGATGTCTATGGGTCCCAATGGCTTAATGAGTTCCATGCCTTCCATGAGTATGGGTATGGGAACACCACCACCTAATTTCCCAGCATCTTTTGACAATAATTACTTCCAAAATAATCAACAAAAAATGAATGAGGATTTAGAATCCGATGTTGAAACTTTAGAAAGCAGTGACGACGATAATGATGAAATCCCAAATGATGATGAAAGCTCAGTCTCTGTAGAAAGTATGGGATCAACTGATGAAGAAGGTGAGGATGATGATGAAGATATTGATGATGATGATATTGATGATGATGATATTGATGATGAAGAAGATGAAGATGAAGATGAGGAGGAAGAAGATGAGGAGGAAGAAGAAGATGACGAAGATGAAGCTCAAAGATTGATTGAGAGTGAGCTAGCTCTTGATGATGAAAAGGTTATCCAAACTTCAAATGAGACTAAAGAAGTTAAGAATGAAGAAACAAAAATTGTTGAGCAGGCAAGTGAAGAAATAAAAAATGAAGAAAAGGAGGAAGAAAAAGAGGAAGAGAATGAAGAAGAAAGTGAAGATGTTAAGAGTATTAATGTTGGTGAATCTAAGAAACCAAAGAAAAATGTTCCTAACCAGCCAGCAAAAGACTACAAAGTTGGAACAAAGATAAAATCAAATAATGATGGAAAAATATATGAAGTTGTTGGGAATGGAAATAGAAAAAGGTGGAAATTAGTATAAATTTTTTTTGTAGGAATATTATATAATGGCTAATAGTTGTAATAAGACTTCAAATAATAAATATTTTGACTGCCCAGCTCTTATGGAGGATGGACGTGCTTTTACCGATTATCGTCCTTCATCCTATGTCAATGATTTAATTAGAATTGAAAATAAAGTTTATGATAGTTATTCTTATAGACAATTTTTGATTCACAATGGTTTAAAAATCATTGAATTAAATGATGCCTACAATGAATTTAAGAACGGTTGCCCAAGTTGCACTTATAAAAGAATCCCTAATGAGAGTTCTTGTGTTTATAACAAGCGCTTTGGATTATGTATGCCAAATGGCTGCAATGGTTTAGGACAAAATAATTATGCAACTCCTATTGAACGTGGTGAAGACTATAATCCTCAACTTCAAGATGCATTACCAGAACCAATGAGACCAACTTGCAAACGTTTTCAATAAATTAATTTTATAATATTTTATAAATATTATATGATTAACAAAAATATAAAAAATAAAAAAGGAGGATATGATTATTACAGTGAAAATACAGGTGATTTTTTTGGAGAAAATAATGCGAAAGCGATGATAATAAAAAATGAAGTATTTCAAGAGCCATTTTTGGAAGTATTAGAAAAAGAATTGATAATATATCCATTTGAAAATCATTTAACATACACAGTTATTTTATATGGCACTGAAGATAGAAATAAGCAAAAAGAAGAAGGATTTTATAATGATCTAAAAGATATATTTGAAAAATCATATGATTCTTTTTCGAAGGCTGTGCGAGATGAGAAATTTTTATATAAAAGGAAAAATTTTGTCCAATTTATAATTTGCAATAGAAAACTTACAAAATTATTAATGATTAATAATTCAGGAAAATTCAATGATTTATTTAAATTAGGTTTTATAAATTATCACGCATCTTTATTTCCAACAAATTATGAAAAACAACAAGCAATCAATAATAAAGATTTTACCAGAAATATTTCAAAATTGAAAAGAGGAGATAAATTATTCAAGAATGAAATTTTAATTGCGTTTTTCAATCATTTGCTAAAAAAAGAAATAAACAGTTATTTTGTTGATTTCTACAAATCAAGAGCGATTGACTATCCACCTTTGGATTATATCCCTAAAACTTATGCAATTGAATTAAAATCACCAAATAATTATTTTTTGATTGAATCTTCGTTACCTGAGAATGTAATTGACTTCAATGAAGAAAATAAACAAAGCTATGAAGACCAAACACCAAAACCAACTATTTTTTCAATAAAAGAAATTTATAGTGATTTATTTATTTTAGTTGATCCAAGTAAGGTTGAACATAAATATGAAGAAAAAAAGATAAATGATGATTTGACAATATTCTACACGAATGAATTTAAATTTGTTAATAAGAAAAAATTATTTGAGAAAGGCTATTTTGTTTTTAGAGAAAAAGAAAGTTTGCAATTAGTTTTTATGTGCCGTAAAGATGAAAGACATGAACCTTGCAAGAAAGCCGCAAATGGTAGTACTAATTCAATAATTAGTAGAAAAACAAAAGTGGAAAATCCTTTAAATAAATATTTGATAAATTTTGATGAACCTTTTTATGAATTGATTAAATTAGAGGGGGAAGATTCTAAAAGAATTAATGAAAACTTTCGTTTTTTTATGCTTTGCATTTTTGATGAAAAAAATTTTACTGGGACAAAAATAAGAATTCCTATAATTCTTAAAATTAGTAATAAATTTTATAATTATCTTGGAAAAAAGAAAGTTAAATAATTTGATATTTTTTTAGAAAATCATGGATTTCATCTTTAACTAATTTACTAGAGTGTCTCTCAGACAATTCACGAGAGACATTTGTTGATGTTCTCATTATACTTGCATCACTAATTTGTTTTGTTTTTTGTTCTACTTCAGGATTATTTTTTGGATCTACATCAATATTCAAATAAGTTTTCATTTTCCTATTTTTAGCAAATTCATTATCAAAATAGATAATCCAAACATTTAAGGTTGGATTACTAGTAACTGTCTCTATAAGTTTGTGAGATTTTGGTGCATTTTTAATCATGTACTTACCTGGGTAAATATCGAATAATAATTCTAAAAATTTTCGAACAGCTGGATAGTTTATAAATTTCATAATCGTTAATATTCTAAAAAGAGTAATGAAATCTTTGAAATCATAAGTTAATTTACCGTCCTTTACATAATAAGCATCTGCTTGCCTCTTAGAAATCAATGGTTTTCCTAAACCAGCATTTACTTCATTATGAAGATTGTTCAACCAAGAAACTAAGTCATCGGTATTTTTCATATTTCTCTCCGGTGGATTTTTATTACATCTTTCTGTATAATGATTTCTACAAATTGGACAAGGAATAAAGTCTTTCAAAACGTGAAAAAATCTAACATATTTACCTTTAAGATCATCTGGCATTTTTGGATCATAAGAATACGTTATACTGTGTAGCAATCTCCATAAATATTGTCCCCATACTTTTGAATGAATTCCCATTTAATATATCATATAAATTATTTATAAATTATAACCCAATAAAAATATATACTAAATTATGAAAATAGTAACTATTTTTACATTTTTAATATTCGTTGTAGTAATTTTTAGTGTATATTACTTCAATTCTAATTTACATAAACACGAAAAATTTAAAGGGTATGTTAAATTTCTTGGTGCAATAGTAATAGTTTTTACAATATTTACTATTGTACTCCAAGTTAAATAAGATAAAGAAAAAGGAACAGCTGATTCAATATTCTTTTTTAGCAATTTAACAAAAGATTTACTTGATGATACTTTCAAATTATTTATTGAGCATCCTGAGGTTAGTTACTATTATAATCAATTGATGGGAATAGAGGATAGATTACCTAGTAAAAGATACAAAGAAATGGAATCACAAATCTCAATGATAATATTTTCAAGATGTGCTAGTATTTTATATTATATTTCTCAAAATAGACAACAACAAATAGTTGAAGGAGAGCATTTGAAAGATTTAGAGAATCGATTCTTAGGAATATTGGGTACATTTTTTAAATCATCAATATTTAGGGAAAATTGGTACGTCTATAATAGGACTCTCTGTGGTGATTTATTAAGAAATTATATAAGAACTCATTTTAGTAATTATGTTAGAGCATAAATATTTAATTTAATAATAAATTTTTTTATCTATTATTAACTTAATTATGAGTCAAACTAATTTTGCCGGAATAAGCTTTGGTTACGACGCCGATAAAATATTTAAAGAGAGAGATGAAAAAATGTGCTCAAGATGGAAATGTAGTAATGCCCAGTATATGGATTGTGTCTTAGATATTAAATATAATTCTAATGGGGATTTTTTAATTGATGGAAGAACTGATTTATCAGGTGTATCATTTGTAAGATACTGGGCTGCTGCTCCTCCAACTTATAGTCTTAGTTTTTCAGGAAGTGGATTACCTTATCCTAATGAAGAGGTGGCATTCGAAAAAACACCCAATCAAGGAGTCGCTAAAGTAGAGGGTGGAAAATTCCAAATTTCACTTGAATATCCCAATTCATATTATGACAAGATGCTAAAAGAATTAGTTCAGCCAGAAGTAAAATTTGTCTTTTGTGAAAAAAGTGGAAATAACATTGGAGATGTTCATGCAGTAAAATTGGGAAATGGTATTCCATTTAGAACCCTAACTTATCCAATGAAGAGAGATTGGAATATTGGACCGTTATTTTATTGCAATAATAACTTACCAGTAAGAAATCAAGAACAAATTTTACGTGCAAGTGGTTACCCTGCTGTAAATAAAGAACCAATTAATTTTTGGGGCAAGATGCCTCCTCATTAAATTTTACAAATGCTTGAATGAATTCATTATTCCAATCTTTGGTTTAGAATATTTGCAATCTATTTTTCCTAAAAAGAACGTAAAGTAATTAAATTTATCTTTGTATTCGTATTTCTTCCTTCCCATGTAAGCCAACACTCCAATTATTGTTAGTATAATGACTACTACCATAACTGTGTTTCCAATAAAAACTGCAGTATTTATTTTAGGTTGAAGTTCTTTTTCTTTTTCAGGATGTTCTTTCAAATCTTTTTTGAATTCAGTTTTAGTTAATATAACAGAAAATTCAAGCCCAAGTATAAATAATATTGCTAAAAAGAATGGGTACTCTGTTTTGGAAATTAATATGAATACAATGTATAATAAGGCTGCGATTGGAAATATGTGAAGCAATATTTGATCTGGATATGGCTCAGCAACTACAACTAAGAAAACCATTGTTAGAAATCCAATGAAATGTTTTAGATATAAATTATTATCCAATGCATATCTCATTTTGCAGGGGAAAGTATTAACAGTAAGTCCAGCTACAATCATTAAGAAATAAAAAAATATTGAATAAATTGGAAATTTATCATTAAAACTAGTAATATTCATATATTTATACTAGATTTTTTTTATTTGATATTATATAATGGAAGGAGGTAAGAGAAAATTATCTGGTTACATGAAATTTGTGAAAGCAAAGCGTTCAGAAGTTGTTAAGGCAAACCCTAAATTTACTTTTGGACAAATTGGTAAAAAATTAGGTGAGATGTGGCGCGCATTAAGTGCTGCTGAGAAAGCTAAATACAATTAAAGTTTTATTTTTTTCGAAATAATAAAACTTAAAAGATTAATAATATATTGGATAAATGCAGACACAACTAATGAGTATAATATCATCCAATTTAATAAGTTATTTATGGAGTTCATCTTCAAAAAATATGGGAACTTTATTAGACCCAATTAATACAGCAGTTGCATTATCATTATTAAATCATTATCCTGAAGGAACTAAAATTTCAATTCAAAATAATGAGATTGGATTTCAAGAACCAGGAACAATACAGGGAATTAGTCGTTGGGGAAAAGGAGATAAATTCGAAGACTTGCATAATTTAATCAATCCAATTAAGAAGTTACTTGAGAAAAAAGATGTAGAAGATTTATGGGGAGAAGATAATAAAAATTTCGTTTTTTTATGTCACAGTATGCATTCTGGTTTGAGCAAATTATCTGATACTTATAAAGAAAACCAAATAGCTCATCACACTTTAGAATTTTATAAAAGTTTAATTACGGAGAATCTACAAAACAAAAGCCATTTTTTAGATAAGTTGAATACGGATGATTCCAAGGGATCCTATGATATTTATCAAGAATTTTTCGAACAGTGGGATAAAAATGAAGTTAATGTAATGGTGGTTTTACTAGAAAATTTAGGACTAGAAAACAAGAAAGAAATTAAAAGTTCCTATAAAAATAGTTTGATGATAATTATTAGTGGTCATAACCAATTAATCAAAAATATAATTTATAGAGTTCAATCAGGAATCATTAGTTAACGAGGAGTCAAAAAGTTGAAAAATCCTTTTCCAATTCCAACGCCAGTATCTATTACTCCTTTCCCAATATCAACTCCTGTATCAATAATTGTTCCAATCCCATTTTTAAGATGACTAATTCCTGGTAAATCAAAAAGATTCAATTCTTTATTCTCAATTGGAGTTGGAATTGGTTTATCCAAATGATTTATTCTTTCTTGATCCCAATCTACAAGATCTTTTTTTTGATTTAATGGAATTATTCTATATTCAAGAGAATTTATTATTGTTTTCAAATTAGCTGATTTTTTTATATCCAGTTCTTCAAAAATTTTATATTCAATGGGATTCATACTAGGCATTCTTTCAATAACAAATTCATTATTAATATTTTTTATAAATAATTCATGAATTTCATTATTGTATTTAAAATTTATAATAAATACTCCTTTTTGATTTGAATGTTTTCTTAATATTAAAGGTTGTTCATTTAATATAGATTTTACTATTGATTTGCTAATATTTTTTTGATACCATTCTACAATTTCATATGTATTTGGGTCAAATAAACTATCAATAGTTCTTCTCATAGCTACTGTGAAATCTCCAAAAAAATCCAACCACTCTTGAAATTCAAAAGCAGAAATATATTTATCATTGTCATCATTAATAACTTTTTTCAAAAAATCAATTTCATTTGATAATAACTGTGTATTCATTCTAATAGCGCTAAAGAATAAGTTTGTTTGAACAAATGTATGTTCACTGCCAAAATTAGTTTCCCAAAATTCTCTAGCTTTAATGTCTGATACTGAAAAGCGCTTAAATCGCTTAAGATAAAAATGATGTTATTTAAGCTCTTTTCTGTCACCGCTGTATCTCAGCGGGCGTTCAATAGAACACTACTCTAAAACAAGATGTTTTAATAGAAT